ATTCGTCTTTTGTGGCATTTTTCTTTAGAATTCCAAGATGATCTTAACGTCTTCTTTTTGTCGAGAATTTCGGGTAATGGTTGGTCTATTGTCTAGATAGATTATTTCACCTGACCCTTTATTTATCTCAGGACTAGCAAGTCCATTTGTAAAGTTAACTCCAAGGGGAATAAGTTTATTACCTGTTGGGTTTGTACTAATTCCAGTGAAATTAGTATCAACTGATCCTTGGAATCCACTTGCAGGAGCAACTATATTATTTGCTGAAGATTCAAAAGATAAAACCTTAGCTGATGTAGTAACCCCAACATAATCTGTCTGATCTAAAGTTGTTTGATTAAAATACAATGATCGGTCTTGGAAGTATTTTAATACTTTAGTGTCTGTACTATAGGATACGATATATCCTTCTGCAGTACCTCCAGTTACTGTTTGAGTGATCTTTTCACCAATAGTAGGAGTTCCACTTGATGTTGTTAGTTTAACTGAATTTACTGATGAATACTGATTATCAGTAAATGTAGTTGCTGATCCAGTTACAGTTGGATTCTTTACAATTCCAATCTGTGCAAACTTAGTATCAACTGGGAAATCTCTAGTAGAATCATCAAATCTAGCATAAATTAAAATCTTATCAGTTCCTAATTCTTTATATAAATCAAATCCATGACCCTTTGATGGTGGGATAATTGGAATTAATTTAGCATAATTACCAGCAGAAACTGCAGAGTTTCCAATTGGTCCTAAATCAACCATTCCAAAACTATAATCTTTACCACCAGAGGATACAGTAGTTTTAGTTATTTGACCAGAACTATTAGTATCTAAAACAACTTTAGCACCAGAACCATCACCTATAATATCAACTTCTTTACCCACAACATTCTGTGAATAACCAGAACCTTGTTGATCGACATAAACTTTTTTAATTTGGTTATTATTTAAACCAGAATCACCATTCTCCCTAACAGATTGTATCTGAGTATCAGTGGATGTAGACCAATTATTAGGAACAGAGATATACTCTGTAGAATCAAATTTTATAATATCACTAGGAGGAACTGTAAAAAGATACTTCCAAATATATCCATCACCACTCTCACCTGCTCTTGATGGTTCCAAATCTGTAAATAATGGTTCATCCTGTGAAGCATTACCAGTTGTACTTATTCCAGTAGCACCATTATCAACACAAATATAAACATCATAATTCTTATTCATTACATAATAGTTTGCATCATATAATCTAGAAGCTTGTGTTATTGGAGCAGGACTTGATCCACTATAATCATGACGATACATTTCATATCGTGTTCCTTGAATCCAATTTGTTCTTCTAACCAATCTACGAATATTAGCAGCACCTACCTTTTTACCAAACATCATAGTATCAGCAGTATGATTTACTATATCAATACTGTCTGTTGGGTTTGGTATATTATCATCCCAATTATTCGTTCTACCGAATCCAACTGTAGTTGGATTTGTCAATCCTAGAAATACGTAATAAGAATTTGCAGGACTTTCTACAGTCTCTACAAAGTTATTTGCATTTAAAATCCTAAATTGATCTGTTACAATGGCAGCCATATTACTAGCTTTTTCCTATATTTATACTAAGTTAAAGACTCTTTCTCAGAGGACCGTTATTTCGGAGTCCAAATCCTCTTCTTTGAATTGTTGGATATGTTGATAATCCAGATTGTCCATTGGTAAATCCAGTAACTCCTAATCCAATTGGAGGAACTCCTGTTCTAGTAAACCCTGAAAGTTTACCCCATGAGAATTTACCAACTGGTACTGTTCCTGAAGTAGATAATCCAACTACAGGAGAATCAGAATGTACATTACAAGTAATAACACCAGCGTTAGTATCAAATTGAGATACTATGTAGACATTATTTAAGAATGTAGTTCCTGTACCAACCACATCATCATCATTGGTATATATGGAAGTTACTCCAGTACCAATGGTCGTATCACAAATATAAATTGGTTGATTAGTTGTTAATGAGAATGCACCACCAACAAAGAATTTAACTGCTAAAGCAGTAGTAACACCAACAGAAGTACTAATTCCAGTAATAATACCAGTAGCTCCATTGAAAGTGGCAATATTGGTGACAATTTCTGATGAGAATGTAGGTGCAGATGCAATTACATGTGGTGGATGTGCTTGTGAATATCCAAATCCAGGATTGACCATAGATGATCCTGTAACAACACCATTTGTTAATGAGAGTGTAGCAGTAGCAGTTGATCCAATACCAGTTACAGTATTTGTACCATCAGGAACAAATGTGGTTGTCATACCAACTGAGAATGGATTAGCAATTTTAACAGTTACTGATCCAGTATATCCACTACCTCCACCAGTAATATCTAATGAAGAAATTGTTCCAGTAGAAGAAACTATTGCAGTAAGACCAGCAGAAACTGGATTTGAACCATCAACAATTATTCCACCAGCACTATCAACACTTATATTAGCTGCTGATCCTCCATTTTTTAATGTAGTTTTTTCATATTGGAAGAATTGTGTTCCATCATCATCAATCCATACAAAGTCATCAGTTGATTTGACATCACCGATAATTCTTGCTGTTGGATAAACCTGCCCTTCAATAGAATCTCTTGATTTAGAAACTAGATCACCATTAATCTTTCTATCTACTTTCTGTTTAGTCCAAGATAATGGTTTATAATTAACATCATCCACACCCTGTCTAGAATATAGATTGGTTTCTATAGTATCAGATGACTGAATATCATATACAGTTCTAATATCCTGATTTACAGTAGTACTAATATCATTATTTTTCAATATCTGAACATCATCACCCATCTTTAACGTAGGTACTATATCCGTAACAGTTACACTATCAGTTCCATCAGTACCTTTGTAGAAGAATACTGCAATATTATCATCTGCATCTGGTGCTTCAGTAAATATAAATGATGTTCCACCCTCAAAGGTATATGCTTCACCAGGTATTTGTAGAATACCATTTACGTAAATCATTAATAATGATTTTGGATCTATTAAT